TCTTGCGCGTGGGCTTCTCTTTAAAGTCAACGCCGAACGGCGCATAATGCGCAACGCTCCAATTGTAAGGGGACTTAGCAATAAGGCCCTCGCGCGCCGCACGTGCGAGAAGTCCACCAACCTTGCGCGGGTTGAGTGTCATACCATCGGGGTCTGTGTAAACATCCGCAACCTCGGCGGCTGTCATTTCCTTGCCACGTGCGTTAAGCTCCTCAACAAGTTCACCCATGATAACGCGGTTCTTAAGGGTCTCGGCGCTAGGCTTGCGAGCATGAACGCGATTGTTTGCCGTGTAAAGCTTCTCGGCCGCGTTCTTGACCGCCTCGGGCGTTGCATCCATGCTAGCGGCGATAGTAGCGGCGTTATCCTCGTTGGTGAGTACGATGGAGCACAGCGCGTTGATGAGGGACTTGCGGGAAACGTTGTTGTTGGTAGCCATAGTTTTCTCCTTTGTCTGAATGGCTAACTGTTTCGTGTCCTTGCTTGGGGTCGTGCTTGTTTCTCCTGTTCTCTTGCCATCCCCTTTGGACAATTACATAATACTACTTTAGCGGTTCGGTGCAAGCGTTGGGGCGCGTCTCCACATTTCCCACACACATGTGAATGTTTTGTGAATCTGTTGAATGGATATTGACTTGTTCCAATAGAACCATCACACTAGGGAAGTGGTGGGCGGGGAAAAGACGCCAATAGTAGAGTTAACCTTGGGTTACTTTAAAATGCACATACCCCATCTTAATAATAATAATAGGATAGGGGAGAAACTTTGTCAAGAGCATTTTTAAAATCTCCACAAAATCTCCACAATTAAAGACACATCACTTTCATTATAACATAAAACTACCTTGTATGTCAATAGCATTCACAAATTCTCCACATTTGCTTTGTCTCTTGGGGTAGGTACCTAACTGTAGAGAAAGTGTAACGATTCTTCTTTGCCCCTCGGATACTATTTGCATCCGTTCGACTATCGACTAACTACATAATAGCAAAAAGGGCGGCACCGCGTAAGCGATACCGCCCAATTCACAGAACCTTCACACTTCAACGTCACAAACAAACGTGCCGTCCTCGTTGTACACGTCCGCGTGCCCACCGCCCCACGCGGCCAACTCTTCACGAATCTGTTTCAGTGCGTCGGCCTTAGTGTTCGCGTAGTAGTAAGCCGTACCGGTTCCCGCGAATGTGTCGAACTCAGCCATCCATTCCCGCATGTCATACCCCTTTCGGTTGGTGTTGGTACCATTGTACCACACTCGTCCCAATAGTCAACAAGAAAGCCCCAATTGTTTGGGGCTACTTGCTAGGCATGGTAATCTCTCATGCGTTCAGCGCGTGAACGGTTACCCTGCTCAATGATGTTTTGAATGCGTCGCTTGCGCTCAAGTTCGCGGATGTGTGCGGCGGTGCGTTCGTCTTTGTAGTCTTGAATGATTGAACGAACGCCAACAATCAGCAACCACCACATAGCAACTATAACAGGGATGTTCTGAACAGGAATAATACCAAACAACATGTTAGTTCCTTTCTCTCGCTTGACCTTGAAACCATTCTAACAGGTCTTGCGTATCTGTGCAACCATAAATCTACAAAGACTTTTCGGTAACCTCGCTTGCCCACCCGCACGTCTGAAAGCGTCTCGATTAGGCTTTTCATCATCAAATAGAACAGTGTTACTAGCATTCTTGACAACAAGGTACTTAGGCGTGCCATAATCAACTACCCGCACATCATCAATAGCGGGTAGGTTATCCCTCAACCATAGCATTTTGGCCGCTTGTGTGGCCCTTGTAAAGCCCTGCGATACATTACCCTTGGCACACCACGACACAACGCACACGTGGCCACCTGCGTCTTTGTAAAGCTCAATCAGCGTGTTCAGATAATCCATATCATGCAAGGGCCGCGCGTTGTAGTAAGGCGTTGCGTCTTGCGCGTGTAGTGATTCTAGCCATCTTGGAACACTGTACAGTGACGCCAACGTTCCATCTAAATCTAAAGCAATTGTAGGCAACATAACTATTCCTTTGTTGTGTTGGTGTATTGTTCCGACAACAGGAATAATAACACTTTTGTCACGCAATGCCAATCCGCAATTTATCATCACATAATGCACACAATTATTTGCTTGCTATTGGTTAGTGATAGGTGTAGTATGTAGTCAGTCGCTAGTTGGATGCTTGTCACACAGGCAAGCAAGGGACAAAGAGTAAGCGTTGCCCCACGCTACAGTTAGGTAGGTATCCAATAGTGTGTAGATTGTGTGTGGGTCTTGCACAAACTATCTTGTAGCGCAATAATGATTTTGTCGGGTAGTTGGTTTGTTGAATGGAGAGTGTCATGGTTACTTGCTACGCTAGTATTTCCGATTTGTTCGCACGTGTTCAGTTCTACGCCACATTTTGCAACGTGGTTTCTGAATCGCTTGAGTATCACTACGCTACAGACGCTTACAAACTTTTTGATAGCGTGTGCGGGGATGTGTGGCGTCGGTGCAAGCGCAACGGGGACATGAAAGCGTGGGAACTGTTCAAGACTTATTGTAACCGATACTTGCATGAACACGGGGAACTCGCTAGTGATAGGGTTTGCACGTTCACGTGGGCCGGTAGCATCATGTGATGTGAACAAGCATTGGGCGGGGGCGGCTAGCACAACGCCCTCGCTTTGTCAAGCGGGGGGCGGAGTGTCATGGTGGTTTTGTGAAGTTTTTGTGACGGGGGGTGGTTTCGGGATTCTGTGAAAATTTTGTGAAAAAAGCGTGCCGCCCACGACAAACTCACACTCCCAAGCAAAATCCCCTTAGCCACACTCCCAAGCAAATTTGGAAGACCATCCAGATTCTTTTGGTAAATCTATATTCGTTGTTAACCTCTAAAAATCTATATAGTGATACCTTTGCAGGAAAATAGAATCCTTTTTTACGCTCGCTCTCGCCCCAAGAGCAACCCACAGGGAAAAAGGACTCGTTACGAGTCTCCAACCTTACTTTCGCGGCAGAAGCGACTGACTTCCTCTCTTCCCTGCCCAATCAGTGAGACCAAGGCCGCACTCCTCTCGTCCAATAGATTGCAGGAAGTCAACAGTCTTACCCTAATGACTCGACCTATTGGACGAGAGTGTAAACCCGATTATTCGTCTCTACCTGTGGCGGAACATTTTAGTTACCTACTCGCATTTGCTTTCGATAGCCGACCGGGAACGGCGCTATGGTTGGGAATATTGTTATCGATTACTCCTCTTGGGAGTTTGACTATGAGTTTTTAGGGGCCTTTATTCGCTGTCCCCTGTGCGGCGAAGATTCCTTGTTATTCATTGTGAATGCCATGATGATAAGGATTACAACAGCTGCTCCGATGATATAGGGTGCGTTGTACATAAAGAAGAGGTAAATCAATGCGGCAAGGATGATGATGAAAATCATGTCTACTCCATACACTCGACAAGGATATAGTCACTAAAGTGGTCAATGCCATCGGTCTCTAACTCTGGATGGTCTGCATAGAGGTCATCCTCATCAAAGTATGTGTTACCATCATAGAAGGCGATGGCAGGTTCGTAAGATACTCCCCTTACCTTTAGAAGCTGATTGTCATAGTTCCAGTTATCACCAGTAGGGGCAAGGATAAGAACCTCTGCCTGCGGGTGCTGCTCGCCAATCTTCCGAAGCTCAAGCTCAAGTTCATATGACCGCATTCTAGCGCTCCAATCCAAGATAATCTGCCAGACACGCGACAGCAAGGCTACCATCATCTAGCATGTCAAGAACGTCCTCGTTGAGCATGTCAGCGAAGCTGACCTTCTTTATCTGATCTAGCATCCACTCTGACATGTCATCTAGTGTGTCTGCGTCTTGCGGCAGGGAGCTGACGTGAAAGCGCCTGTACGCATCCTCCTGAATCGCCGCAAGGCGAGCAGCCATCTCCTTGTTTGTCATGACCTTCTCCTCTCTCTTGGTATGACTATATTATACCACAAGGCGACAATCCTGTCAAAAGACGTAAAATGACTAATTATTTTATAAATAATTGGCTATTTTTCTGTTATCGCGGGCTTTTTTGGATAAAAACTTTGATATTTTTATTATAAAATGATGTTCTTGGATTGTCAACCGCCATGTTTGGGAATAATATGATTGATTGTACCCTAAACATAGGAGGATATTGCATGAAGCTAGACTATTCCATCGACTCTTTGGATGGCCGCAAGCAGCTTGTTCAGGCCATTATTGATAGTAAGGAACCACTCTCACAGAAGCAGCTTGGCTATCTCGCCGACTACCTTCTCTTCGTGGCAGACTCAAGGCAGACCAGCCGCGAGAAAAAGAAGAGCCATCCCATAATCACGAAGAACAGGGAGGTCACCATCTCCAAAAGACAGACTTCACTAGAAGATACCGTTGCGTCGCTATCTAACGGCGAGGATGGGTTGTATTCGATGATTGCGGATGACCGTAACTTGTTGCTTGACAACCGACAGCCTCTCACGCAGGAGGATATAGACACCATCCCAGGAATCAAGGAGAATCTTGAGATAATCAAGAGACTCAAGGAACAGTTGAAGAGGAGCCATGGCCGCACACGTTTTGCGCTCAACCAGCAGATAATCTCTACTTACAAGGAGATATACTCAATCAAGAGTTCATATCAGGACACAATGGCGAAGATTCACATTAACTCACAGATAAGGCATATGGCACACATGTCGTTGGACGAGCACGTTACAATTGACGAGAATGGTATGCCGAAGTCTGATAGCCCCATATCCCTGTTTCGTCCTGAGCACGTCTCCTTCTTGCTAAGGTACTATTCCAAGTTGAAGGGTGAATGCTGGGAGGATATGGACAGTGACATGCACTGGCTTTTGATAGACTTGGAGAATTTGGTTGACAAGGCCCTTCTCCCTGACAACGAAGTACTCTATGACCTCTTGGTCTGGGAGATAGACGGAATGACTGGAGCGGAGATTGTGCGGCAAATGGAGAGGAAGTATGGAATAGTCCATTCCGAACAGTACTTTTCTACGCTCTGGTGCAAGAAGATTCCCAAGATGGTGGCCGAGACTGCTCAGAAGAGATGGCTCGTCTGGTATTATACCTACCAGCACCCGGAGGAGGCCCAATGGAAGGTATGCAACACGTGCGGCAGGAAGATGTTAGCGCACCCGCTGTTCTTTCATAAGAACACATCCAAGGACGGTTTCTATTCAAAGTGTCGTGAGTGCCGTTCTAAGAAGGGAAGGGTGAAGAGTGGCGAAGAGGATATGTAAGGAGTGCGGCAAGGCGAAAGATGAGAACACCGGGTTCTGGCATCAGAAGGCCAAGAATGGTGGTGCTTGCTTCTCCATGTGCAAAGAGTGCGCGTGTAAGTTCATTGATAACAAGCGGCCAAGCACGTTTATTTGGATTCTGAAGGAACTTGATATGCCGTTCATAGAGGAGAGGTGGATAGACCTCTGCTACAAGAAGTATATGAAAGACCCAGAGAGGTTCGGGCCTTCCTCGGTTATTGGCACGTACATCCGCACGATGAGTATGAAGGACTACATTGATTATAACTACGATGATACAGTAAAGCTCAACGAGGAAAACATCGAACTCCGCAGGAAAGAATTAGAGGTGCGGCACGAGAGGGATTCGCGTCTGGCTCGGACAGAGGAAGATAAGAAAAAGGTAGAAAAGGACGCCGAGGAGCTGTCTGCGGCGATGGAAGAGAAGGTACCTGATTTCGAGGATTCCGATTATGAGATTGCGGGATTAGATGGAAAGATGACATACGGCAGGCTCCAAGAGAGCGTTGGAAACAACACTAAGATAACAATGTCAAATCAAGTCCCGCCACAACCAACAATGCCGACAAAAGGTAATGCTTATCAATCTGCTATTGGGACAGCTGTTGACGAGCAATCCATCTTGAACGATTTGACGCCAAACGACGTTCAGTATCTCGCTATGAAGTGGGGGGAAAGTTTCAGGCCCTCTGAGTGGCTTAAGATGGAGGAGATGTACCAGAAGTACGCTGAGGAGTTCGAGATTGGTGTTGACCGCGAGAGCGTTCTAATCAACATGTGCAAGACGAATATTAACATGCAACGTTGTCTCGATGCAGGAGATGCGGCTAACGCAGCAAAGTTCTCAAGCATGTTTGACCAGCTCCGCAAGTCTGGCGCGTTCACAGAGGCGCAGAAGAAAGAGGACAACAACAAATACCTAGATTCTGTTGGAGAGCTTGTGGCGGCTGTTGAGCGAGAGGGCGGAGCTATTCCAGCGTTTGATTATCAGTTCGAGGTTCAGCCGGACAAGGTTGACCTGACGCTTAAGGACATGAAGTCATACACTTACAATCTGGTAAAGAACGAGATGGGTCTTGGTGACCTGATTGAATCCTACATCAAGAAGCTTGAAGAAGACATGGAAATGAACAAGAACAAGAGTCTTGATGATGGGTTGGTTACGAGTGCGGCCGAGGAACAGCAGACGGCTGATGATGAGTATGCCGACGATTGGCTCAACAATCTTGAAAGCTCAATCGCCGCAGAAGCCGATGCCGTCTATGCGAAGATAGGAGACGAGTAATGGCACTCGCAGACGTTTTGCAGAAAAAGTTCTCCGTCAGTACCAGAGGCAAGGTCAAGGAGGACATTACTAGGGAAACCATTCAGCAAGACCTTCCAGAATTGAGGAAGTTGATTGCTTATTGGAGAGTTTATCCAGACAAGTTTGTTGATTTTCTTTGCTCTTTGAATCCAGACAATGGATTTAAGTTTTTCTTTTATCAGCGTGTGTTCTTGCGCGCAATTTTGCGGCACAAATACGTCTATTGTGTTTTTTGCCGAGCTTATTCCAAGTCCTTTTTGACCGCTATGGGGTCGATGATTAAGTGTATTCTCTATCCGGGAAGCCAAATTTTCGTGGCGTCTGCGGGAAAGGAGCAGTCTGCGGGTATTCTATCTTCTAAGGTACAAGAAATCTGTAAGATGATTCCGGCATTTGAGCGAGAGATTATTTGGGACGTTCGTGGCACACAAGGTAGGGCACGTACACGCAATACTAAGGACAGTGTAATTTACACCTTTAAGAATGGTTCGTCTCTTGAGAATGTTGCAATGACGGAATCTACACGTGGTAGACGTTTTACCAGCGGTGTACTTGAAGAATGCGCAAGCATGGATCAAGACAAGTTGAACGACATTCTTCTACCAACGCTGAACGTTTCCCGCAATATTCCGGGATATGGAGTAGACGAAAATGAAATAGCGAACCAGAGCGCTGTATATATTACAACTGCTGGATACAAGGGTACATTTAGTTATGATAAGTTGATTCAGACTCTTTGTCAGTCGGTGGCACGTCCAGACGCAGCCATTGTTCTTGGTGGAACTTATCGAACACCGATGATGGAACGCTTGCTTAGCAAGAACTTTATCTCTGACCTTAAGATGGATGGTACATTCAATGAGGCCTCTTTTGATCGTGAATACAATTCCATTTGGGCGGGTAGTGTTGAAGGCGCGTTCTTCGACCCAGAGAGGTTTGACAAGTGCAGGGATATTCAGCTTGCAGAAAACGAGGCAAGCAAGCGTACCTCTGACAAAGGCTATTATCTTCTTGGCGTTGACGTTGGTCGTGTTGGTTGTACAACAGAGGTTGTTGTTATGAAAGTCACTCCTGCGCCAACTGGCGTGCCGCAGAAGCAAGTTGTTAATATCTTTAGCTACGATGCTGAACACTTCGGTTCCCAGTCAATCCATATCAAGCGGTTGTTCCATAAGTATAAGTGCAAGATAGCAGTGGTAGACGGCAACGGGCTTGGAGCTGGTCTAGTTGACTTTTTGGTTATCGACCAAGATGACCCTGATACTGGTGAGCCTCTTGGAGCACTTGGTGTATATAATGATGATGATGGACTCTACAAAAAGTTTTTGAACAATGCGGCTTATCCAATGCCTAACTCGTTGTATATTATGAAGGCTAATGCCAAGATAAACAGCGAGCTGTACGCCTACTGTCAGTCACAGATGGGCAGTGGCAAGATTCATTTCTTGATTGATGAGAATACCGCCAAGAACAAACTTCTTAGTCAGTCTCAAAGTAAGAGAATGACGAAGGCCAAGAGAGCCGACTATTTGCGGCCATATGTTCTTACATCTATTCTCGAAGACCAGATGATGAATCTGGTTGAGGAGAATGAGGGTATGAACATCGTCTTGAAGCAGAACAACCGCACAATCAAGAAGGATAAGTTCTCGGCTTTGATTTATGCGCTGTCATATCCAAGGATGATTGAGGAGAAGGGTGGCCGCAAGCACAGAGGTGATTTGTCCAAGCTGATGCTTTTTACAAGTGCGAAAAGATAATTTTTTTGGGCAAAAGATGTTTATTCGCGTTATTGTTTTTTGATAATAAGTGATATATGTTTGGACAGAGGGGGTTTCCATGCTTAGCTCAAAAGGCGAAAGGATGATACATGCCGTGTTAACTGAACATGGAGTTCCTTTTTCTGAAGAATATGAGTTCGCGGATTTGATTTCTACCAGTGGAAGACACCTGCGATTTGACTTTGCGGTGTTTGACGATGATGGCTCGCTTGACTTTTTGATTGAATATCAAGGTAGGCAGCATTACGAGTCTGTGAAGCACTTTGGCGGAGATAAGGCAATTCAACGTCAAAAGTATAATGATTCTGTCAAGCGGGCTTACTGTGTTAAGAAACATATTAATCTTGTTACAATTCCTTATTGGGATGAAGACAAGATTACCTACGAGTACATTATGAAAGCTGCGGGGTATTAGAAGGAGGTGCTATGGCAAAGCTTACAGACACCCATAAGAAGAAGATTGATTTTTCTGATTGGTATAAAGGCGATAGTGCCTACTATAATAAGATTAAAGTCGGAGGTAAGACGCTTCGAGACGATGCTTTCCTCAACGTTGATGCTATTGCGGCGATAAAGTCCAATAGAAAGATTACGAAGGATATGGTTGTTCGGGCGATTAATACCCGCGACTATAGACAGATTCGCGCAATCTCTGACTATTTTTTCAGTAAGAGCGGCATTTATGAGCGCTTGATAAAGTATATGGCTCACTTTTTCCGCTATGATTTCTTCGTAACTCCTGTCCAGTATGATAAGACTGTGCCGCAAACAAAGATTGTCGAAGGATGGTTCAGAGCTTGTTTGTTCTTGGAGAACTCAAAGCCTAAGAAACATCTTTCTGAGATTGCGGTGAAGGTAATCAAGAACGGTTGCTTCTACGGTTATCGTCTTGCGCAAAAGGATAGGGAGTTTTTGCAAGAGCTTCCAGTCGATTATTGCCGCAGCCGTTATAATTATAATGGCAAGCCCGCAGTTGAATTTAATCTAAAGTATTTTGATGATTCTTTCGTAGACAATGATTATCGCTTGCGTGTTGTTAAGATGTTTCCAAAAGAGATTCAACAGGCATACGTTGCTTATAAGAAGGGGACTTTGCCGCAAGATTTCAATGGTGATGCTAAGGGATGGGTACTTTTAGACCCGACAAAGACTGTCAAGTTCAACGTTGATGGTTCGGATATGCCGATGTTTATCAATGTCATTCCACATCTATTGGACTTGGAAAATGCGCAAGACATTGACCTTCAGAAGATGTTACAGCAGATTTTGAAGATTATTATCCAGAAGTTCCCTCTTGATAAGAACAATGACCTTGTGTTTGACATTGATGAGATGCGGCAGTTCCACAGCATGGCTGTTGATATGTTGGGAGATAGCGTTGGCGTCGATGTTCTCTCGACTCTTGCCGATGTTACTGTAGCGGATATGTCTGACAAAGGTAATGTCTCTGCCGTTGACCAGCTTGAAAAAGTCGAGCGCACGGTGTATAACGAAGCTGGTGTTTCTCAGATGCAATTCAACAGCAAAGGCTCTGTTGCTCTTGAGAAGTCCATTAGCAATGACGAAGGCAGTCTTGCGGACTTGATTGCTCAGTTTGAGGAATATCTTGAAGATATGATTATGCCACTTAATAAGCAAATCAAGAAGAAGCTTGTTTATCGTGTCAATATTCTTCCGACCACTGTTTACAATTATAAGGATATGGCTTCTACATATCGTGAGCAGACGATGCTCGGTTATTCAAAGCTTCTTACTCAAGTGGCTCTTGGAATGTCTCAGACGGTTGTCATGTCTGCGGCGATGTTCGAGAATCAGATGCTTAAGCTTGATGAGGTATTTACTCCGCCGCAAATGTCTTCAACTATGAGCGGAAGTGAGTCTGCGGCAAAGCAGGAGGAGTCTGATGATTCTACTAACGTTCAGCAGTTGCCGCAAGAAGACAAAGGCGGTAGGCCTGAGCTAGATGATGGAGATAAGACAGATAAAACCGTTGATAATATAGAGTCAGAACAGTAGGAACAATATGGGCAGATTAAAAAATCCAGAATCTCATATAGGAGAGAGGTATGGAAAGCTCACTATTGTAGGTTATATTCCAGAAGATGAAGGCCCTACGCATTTTAGATGTGTTTATGACTGTTCATCTGATAAGCCGCTGATTGTTGAATGGACTGATTTAAAAAATAAAAGGAGACAATCATGCGGTTGTTGGCAAAAAGAACAAGGTAAATTTAGAGCTTTGAATTTGATGAATCAAGTGTTTGGAGATTTCAAAGCTTTAGAGAAAACAGATTTTAGAAAAAGTGGCAAGGTTGTTTGGCGCTGCAAGTGTCTTCGTTGTGGACATGAAGAATTGTTATCAACTCGTCAGCTTAAAGCCGTACCTGATAGGCACTGTCCTGTGTGTCATGAGTTATCTCATAATTCTAAAGGAGAAGAAAAAATCTGTGAGCTATTGAAATGGCAAAATTTATTCTTTGAAACAGAAAAATCTTTTGAAGGATGTAAAAGTAAAAAGAATATGCGACTTAGATTTGATTTCTTTGTAGAAAATTCATGGTTGATAGAATTTGATGGAATTCAACATTTTGAACGTACCGCATGGAGTAAAAATTTAGAGTACATAAAGGAAAAAGATGAAGTTAAGAATGAATTTTGCCGCAAGAATGGCTATCCTTTAATCAGAATTCCTTATTGGGAATATGATAATATGACTTTATTAGATTTATTACCAAATACTTCTAGATTTCTAGTTGTGAAAGGAGGAAAGTCCGTTGGTAAGGCATGAAAGTAGACCTGTTGAGACTATTGACAATGTTCAATTTGTTGAAATGAATGACAGCGATTTCTCTCCTCTAGTGTCTAAATGCACTATAAAATTAGTTTATGTTGGTCAGAATCGTAACGGGTCATATATGTCCAAAGATACTCTTATCAAAATGGCACCGACGGTCAGGGCGTGTCCTATTGTTGGATGCTATCGTGATGAAATTGAGGATTTTGGTGACCACGGCCATGTAGTTACTATTGAAGATGGTGAAATAAAGTTCGCGTGTAAAACTCGTCCATATGGTTTTGTCGCACCTGATGCTAGAGTGTGGTTTCAGAATTTTATAGATGTTGATGAATTTGGAAACGAGATTGAACACGAATATATGATGACTACGGGTTATCTTTGGACTGGACAGTTTCCAGAATCGCAACAGGTAATCGACGAAGGAAAAGGTCAATCTGTTGAGCTTGACGAAGACACTTTGGACGGTCATTGGGCAAATGACGCTAAAAGTGGAATGGACTTTTTCATTATCAATGATGCGATATTTAGCAAGCTTTGTATATTAGGTGATGACGTAGAGCCTTGTTTTGAGGGGGCTTCAATCACAGGAGGAGTTGACAGCAACTATACAGAGTCTACTGAGTTCGCGCATACTCTTTATACCATGATTAAACAACTTCAGGAAACCATCGGCACCAAAGAAGGAGGGAAGAATATGCCAGAAAAGCCAGAAGAGTTAGAGGAAACTGAGGTGACTACTGATTTCGTCGCCACTAGTGGCAAGACGGAAAAGGAAGAATCTCAGGAAGAAACCAAAGATTCCGAAGCTAAGAAGGAAGAAGAAACTCCTTCTGAAGAGGCTAAGCCTGCTACTGAGAACGCTGTAAAAGATGACAAGGAGCAGGAAGAGCAGCAGGTAGCCGAGGAAAAAAAGGAAGAAGAGCAGACCGAAGCTAAGAAGCGTGAGTGCTCTCTTGACGAGTCTGATTCTGATGCAGCCACTTTTGCTACTTTTGCCCTAGAGCAGGAGAATGCCGCCCTCAAGGCTGAGCTTGAATCTCTTCGTGAGTTTAAGCTACAGATTGAGAACGAGAAGAAGGATGCTCTAATCGCCAAGTATCATATGCTTAGCGATGAAGACAAGGCTGATATCATTGCTCACAAGGAAGAGTATACTCTAGAGCAGATTGACGAAAAGCTTGCTCTTATCTATGTCCGCAAGAATGTGGACTTCTCTACTGTTGATGGTCACCAAGAGGAAGAGGCAGATATGGATTCTATCCTATCTTTCTCCCTTGATGATAGCAAGGATGCGGAAGTTGTCAGCGACATTCAAGCTGCATTCCGTTCATTGGAAAATTAACAATAAACAAAGGAGGAAAAGTAGCAAATGGCAGTTACTATTGCTAAGGCAAAGCTAGGGGCTGACAAGTATCCCTATGTCGAGCCAAACCATCTCAGTGCTCCACGCGATGGTCGCGTTTATGCACAGCTTCCCGCAGCCAATGACATTAAAGTTCTTACGAACGGTATGTTTGTAAAGTATGACTATGCTCATGGCGAAGTCAACTTCACCGGTGAAGGCCCTTGGATGATGGTATTCAATGAGGAGAAACTATACGATGAGCGTAAGCAGAGCCACGCCGACTTCGCTATGAAGAAGGACGAGCAGGTTCGTGGCGTAATGGTTCCTCGCGTTTTCGGTATGGTTCCCGGTGATATCTTCACCACCAACAACCTCGCTGACGGTTCTTACTCTGTCGGTGATAAGGTTACTCCCGGCGCTGATGGTATTCTCGCAGCTGGTGGCACTGTAGCCGCTGGCACGCTTGTTTGCGCTGTTGTAAAAGAAACCACTATGCCTGATGGCAAGACCCCCGGTGTCAAGCTTCAGGTTCTATCTGCTTAATTGAAGGGAGGATAAATAGATAATGGAACTTCTAAAGTATGATTCTCTTGCCAAGCTCGCTGTAGCCGCTGCCAAGAATGTATCTTTCAGCTTCTCCGAGAACGAGAAGTATACTGCTGAGCAGACCTCTGAGTTGCTACGCGCTCAGATGAACATTCTTGCTCACGATTACCGCTCTTTCCGCGAGAACAAGAACACTATCTTCTCCCTAATTGAGCAGACTATTGACGAGGTGCTTCCCGCCAAGGTCATGCAGCAGTACGAGCAGTTTGCTGATGTACGCACTGTTGCTCAGGGCGATAAGGTTGTATTCGTTCGCCGTATCACCGAGGCTTCTCGTATGCGCGCAAAGCAGTTCGTCACTCAGGTTGGTCTAGCCGGTCGTTATGAGACCTTCATGCTAGATGGCGAGCGTCTTGAGGTTAAGACCAGCGCTATTGGCTCTGCTGCTCGTATCGGCTTCGAGGAATTCCTTGATGGCCGCATTCAGTTCTCTGACCTCACTGACGTTATCCTTGAGGCCATGGACGAGTATATCTATCGTGAGATTGCTAAGGCTCTAGCTACTGCTGTCGAGGAGCTTCCTGCTCCTAACAAGGCAACGGCCTCTACTTTCGATACCGCCTCTATGGATAGACTCCTTGCCATTGCTGACTCTTACGCTGGTGCTCCTGCTACCATTTACTGCACCTATGAGTTTGCTGCTACCATGATTCCGCAGGATGCCTCTTGGGCTTCTGGTGACATGAAGCAGACCATCTGGGAAGATGGCTACCTTGGCCGTTACAAGGGTCACAATGTCATCATCCTTCCTCAGTCCATGGAAGATGCTACCAACGCTAAGAAGGTCATTGACCCATCTACCGCTTATATCATCAACTCTGGTGCTGAGAAGCCCGTCAAGATTGCCTTTGAGGGCCAGACTGCCGTTCGTGACGTTACTGACAATGATGATTGGTCTCGTGACATGCAGACCTACAAGAAGTTTGGTGTAGCTGTTCTAACCAATCCTTCTATTTGCGTCTACAAGAACAGTTCTCTTAAGCTAGAGACTGTCTAAACAAGGATAACGTTCACGAGTAAAATCCTTGTGTATTGAACATTAAGTTATTTTAATATTAACGGGGAGGGTGATAATTAAATCCCCTCCCCGTTTTTATTTTAGGAGATAAAAGGAGAAAAATAATATGACTACTATTCGTGCAACAGAACTTTCTGACGTTGATAATGTCAAGATTCGGAATCTTGTTGGTTATCCTGTAATAATTGTCACCCCAATTCATCACAAGCGCTGGGAGCTTCCTCCTCATGGAGAGATGGAAGTTACTGTCGCAGATGTGCGGGAATGCTCTTATGATCAGGGTTGCCGCAATATTTTCCATGATTATGTTCAGATTTGCAACTCCGAACTCGCAAAAGAGTTCGGTGTCAATGATGACGTAATTGAGTACAACTGGGGGGACAAGGAAATCAAAGCCGCTCTAACTACTGCGCCCATTGAGGTGCTACTTGATGCTCTTGACTTTGCTCCCGATGGAATCAAAGAGGCTCTTCTTGATAAAGCTGTCGAAATGGAAATCCCAGACATACAGCGTCGTGAAGCCATTAGCAATGCTCTTGGTGTAGATGTTAATAATAAGATTAAGAACGCACAGGCTGTCAAGACCTCTGCTGGAACCGCCAAGAAAACACGGCGTCGTGTTGCGGCTAAGGATACAGCAACGAAGACTCGCCGTGCGGCAACAGAAGAGTAACTTATAAAAAGGAGGAAATATGCCAGATTGTGCAGAGACTCCTGAGTATACTACCTTCCAAGAAGTTTATGATGCTTTTCTCTCCGGTATCACAGATGATATGTTTATGGAATTGACAAAAGAGGATACAGAAGAGATTCTTGAAGAATTGTTGATGGCGGCTTTACCTCACTTTGAACTTCCACGGCAAGATATTTTTAACGTTGACCATGCAAAGAAACGTTTCAAATGTCATTTGACTGCCGAAGAAATACGCATTATTCGTTCTTATATGGTAGTAGAATGGATAAATTATCAGCTAGCCAGCATTGAAAACGTGCGGCAGAAGTATAGTGGTAGCGACTTCAGTTTTACCTCACAGGCTTCTCACATGGGCAAGCTTATCAAGCTTCGTGAAACATATCGAGACGAGGGCTTTCATCTACAGCGTCTTTACAAGCGCCGTATAAGGGCGAAAGACGGTTCTTATATCTCCACATTTAGGGAGATAATGGAGAAGCAGCCTCACTATAAGAGTGATGTATATGAGCCTTAAGATTGTGAGTATAGACTGCGACAAGAAGACTCTCGCAGATAAATTGCATCGGTTGACCAATCAGGTATTTCGTCTTCTTCCCGCACGCGAGGAGGGAGAAGATTGGATTAAGCCACTTGAGACTATCATTGTCGAGGTGGCTGGGCTATTCAATCTCGTAGATGATCTGCAAACCGGTCTTACTGTATTAAGCAAGCTTGAAGGCTTGCGGCAGCAGGGGAAGGATGTGCCATTCCCACTCTATCGCCGCACAATCTTTGAATGCTGCACTTTGCTTTCTAACCTAGAACAAAGTATGCTTGAGGAATAGGAGGTTTCATTATGTCGATGAAATCTCTTGCAGCACGGATCACTTACAATGGTGGTAACCAGCTTGGAAGAATTAAGCTCAACAAGCTTCGTTCTTTTAGGGCAGCATTAAAGAATGATTATAATTCGCGCATGATAAAAGTTCCGAATAAGACGGCTTGGCCCTGTTTGATTAACAACAATGCATACGGTTTGAAATCAGACTATGACCGCAAACGGCTTTCCGTAGAATTTGATTCTGGCTTACAGCCGGGAGATGTTTTTGAGTGTCTTGACGATGGTACGCATTGGATGGTATATCTTCCGACTCTAACTGAGATTGCTTACTTGCGCTCTGAAATTATTCGTTGTAGGTATATTTTAGACGTAGATGGTCAGGATTACTGGGTATATTTCCAAGGGCCGACTGAGACAGATGATACTTGGTTCCAGAAACAAGGTGTACATTATGATGAACCAAATTGGTCTGGAACTGTTTATATTAAAAAAGACGAGAGGACAACACAATATTTCCATCGTTTCACCAAATTTGTCATAGATGGTCATTATTGGGAAGTTCATGTTGTTGATGAAATCTCCGTTCCTGGTATTATTGAGCTTGAAGTCCGTGAATTCTATGATGACCCATTAGCAGACCTACCAGTTATTGAACAAGAGGGATGCCACGAGATTGTTGGCCGTGAGACTGTTGAACAAGATAAAACTTACGGATATATGATTCGTGATGCTTATGTCAATCCTGACTTCTCTTGGAGGGTTGAGGGGAATCCAAGAGTGAAAATAGAAAGCCAAGAGGGCAAGATGTGCAATGTTCTTGTTCACGATGGCGCTATCCATGGATTTAAGCTTATTTATGGCAACAAGACTTCTGGTTATCATATTGATGTTACTATTGAGCGTGAGTGCAAGGGAATTGTTGGGCCTCAAACTGTTTATCCTTATGATATTGTAGAATATAAAGCTAAGGTTGCGGGGCAGTATTCCTTATCAGATACTCGCGTTGCTAAGATTATCGACCGCACAGATACCTCTTGTACTGTAGAGATTACTAGTGGCAAAAGTGGCGATTTTAAAGTTATCTTTAATCCAAAAGAGTTTGATACAGTAGTAGAGTATCCTGTCCACATAGATTCATTGTAAGGAGGGGAAATGATTAGACGTGCTTCTTCGCTTACAAATGATTTTAAGTCCAGCTTCTTTTCTTATGAGAAGAATATGGAATTAATCATTAAGAAACTTTTTGTCGATAACCCTTCTTACAGTGATAACTTGAAACGACTCTTGGTGATTAATAAGCCCGATTGTCTGATTCATGGAAATGCGGCCTACGATGATTTAATCAAACAATATAGTGTGGGTCGTTTAAAGAAGGAAGGATACATCCGCACGGTTCCAAAGTTAGATTTGAAGGAACATGAGGATATTAAGTCTTACATTATCATTAATATGGATGATTTTACTCCTACTTCCAATAATGAATACCGAGATTGCACTATCACTTTCTTTATCTTCTCTCTGTATGACTGTGCGGAAATGGACAATTATGAGTACCGCCCTATTAAAATTGCCGGATATATTGATGGCATTATGAATGATGCCAAGATTGCGGGCATCGGGAAACTAAAGTTTATGGGTGCTCAGCATGTACCGCTAAATGAGTATTGGGGCGGAATAGCCTTGATGTATCTTTCTACTCACGGAGAAGAAGAAGACAAGAATCCTAATTTGCCGCAAGAGCAGTGATAGCTTATGGCAGAGGAGTATAAAGGAGATATTGGACTATATCTTTCGGGTCAACAGGTAGTAGTTCCATCTGTTGGGATATTTATCACACAACCTAAGATAAAAGATATAGTTCTTAAAAGTAATGAAAACGAGTTCATGTCAGCGGCACATTTGCTTTCGCATATAGACCAGTTTGCTAATAGTATAAAAGAGGGCAAAACTGTGTTAGAGAGTGTACCTGATTTTCAAATAATCATAGAGGTTTTGCGGCAAGAAAACGGAGCATATTCCAAATTAATTAATGAGTTTTTTGATTTGTGTTTACCGGATTTTAAAATGAAGTGTTCAAAGCATTCACTGGATTTTCAGAATGCAGATGGTGTCACAGTAGGAGTCTTAAATACTTTTAACTATCCTGACTTTGCCGATACGATTCAAGAGCTTTTTATTCCCAAGAGAAAAGAAGAAGAGCCTGATTATAAGATTAATGAAAATGATGAAATGTCTCGCAGACTCTTGGAGAAGATAAAAAAGAATCGTGCGGCGTTGGCGAAACAGCGTGCGGCAAAAGAGGGAGAAAACATTTCTATTTTTGGTTTGTATTCTTCTATCTTGTCTATTGGGTTGGGAATGGATATAAACGTCTTTTATAATTATACTCCGTTCCAATTGTATGATAGCTTTAATCGTTATCTTATCAAGATGGCAAGAGACAAGTACGAAGACTTGCTCACCATTCCGTTTGTTGACACTTCTAAGATTCAAGCTAATGAACCTCCAAGCTGGCTTGAAAATCTTTACAAGCCGACTGAAGAAACATATAACTCTTTGCAAGGACTTAATGCCGTTGGGGCTGACGCAAAGTAGCTATAGACGAAAAATCACCTTTTCGCGGGTGGTTTTAGCAATGAGATATGTATACATAGACAAATTGTTGAAAAAAAAGAAAGGAAAAGGTGATTTCAGAATGGCACAATATGGTATTCGTGACATTACTGACCTTGTTCTCAAGGCACGCACCCGCGTGAAAATCGGTAACCAGACCTTCCAGCCCGGCCAGCCTGTAGTTTACTTTACTACTGCTCAGACTGCAACTCTTGAAGGCGCTGCTACTCAGGTCTACGCACAGGGTGGACATGGCTATCCTCGTCTTATCGCTTGGGAGGGCGAGCGTACCGTCACTCTAACTCTCACTGAAGCTCTAATCTCTCCTGAGAGCTTTGCGGTTCTATCTGGTGCTCTTCGTTCTGACGCTTCCGTGAACAATAAGCAGTATATGCCTACTTGGTTCGAGGCTCCCATTCAGGCCGATGGCACTGTCGTACTCGACCTTGACACTTGCGGTGATGACCATGACATTATCGTAAATAGCGTCTATCCTATGTTTGGCGTTGTGCTTGATGACTCTGGGGCTATGTCTATCCATCTTGGCGAGCAGGCTGGTCTTGCTGGTGTAACTCCTAACTGCGATGTTTACACTGTAACTCGTGATAACAAACTTGCCATTACGTTCCCGAACGCCAAGAAGTATGTTGGCCGTGTTGTTCGTGTTGACTGCTATGTTGAGAAGTCTGCTGGCGTAACCTCCCTTGATGTTACTGCTGAAGATTTCTCTGGCAACTTCTATGCCGAGGCTCTTACGTTCTTCCGTGAGCAGACCACTGGTATTGATATGCCTGTTGCTCTAATCTTCCCGAATGTGAAGGTTCAGTCTAACTTTACTCTCACCATGTCTGCTACTGGTGACCCCTCTACCTTCGATTTCGTGATGGATTGCTTCCCTGCTTATGTCAAGGGCGATTCTACTCACAAGGTCTTCTTCAAGACTATGATTGCTGGTCAAGACGCTTATACTCTTAAGAACTTCGATACTGTTGAGTGCCCTGCACTTGATATTGCCTTTAAGGGTATAACTGCTGGTCCTAAGGGCTTCACAGAGACCACTTATCTTGGCAAAGACCTAACCGCTCTAGTCCATGACCCGATTGCTACTGTAGATCGCGCTAACGTTGAATTCACCGGTGTCCTACATTATGTTCCTAACTGGACTGAGTTCAGCTCTATTCCTTCTGACCTTACTGGTTACTACTTCCCGTTCCAGCTTAAGGCTGAGAAGGGCGCTAAGCTTATCGTACCCAGTTTTAGCGGTGGCGCTGGTAAGACTCTCGTCTTCGGTGAGACTAATGATGGCGATGATACTATCAACATGGTCATGGCTATTAACCCTGATGCTCCTGTCATCACGGCCAAGCTTCAGAGCGCTGACGGCTCTAAGACTACTGAATACAGCTTCGACTTCAGCGATTGTAAGTTCGAGTAACTTTAACGCTTTAAGGGGAGGGGTTAATACCCCTCCCCTCTTTTTTGTAGAGATAAAAGGAGGTGTACCTAAATGGGAGCCTTTGCAAAAAGTTTGCCTAATTACTTTCACTATAGATGGAGCAGTGCCCAAGAGGAGCCAGCTGTCCAATCTGCCTTGAAACTCTTATCGAATACTAAAGATAGTATATTATTTCAATCAGTTAGCAAATATGCAGGAATGCTGCAACAATATGAGTCTGATATTGGCTTTAATCTTACAGATGAACAAAACACGATTCTTGATTTTGCCGCAGATGAGACAATCACCGCAGAGGACTTAGATAAAATGCTTTCTAGCGCGATGGCTGATTCACCGATATCAGGACAAGATGTTGGTGGAGGACAAGGGCTTATATCAGCTGTCGCTAGATTGAATCAAGAGGCTCGTAAGACAGATTCAAAGCTTCAGAATTTTAGTGATTTGATGGATGCATTCTCTAAAGCGACGGACTTATATCAGCAAGTGGAGGACGCTATCTTCGGCACTGGCGGAAAATTACCCACGACTTCTCGAGGCAGAGCTATAGTTGTTGGAAGAGTAGTGCGCAATATCTTAGCAGCTCCTAATGGTACCTCTTGGCAAAGAAGTCTAAATGGAGGTAGTATTCAGACTCTTTCCAATAGATTGAATCAATGGCTTGTGCTATTATATGCCTTGACTAATAATCAGGTTCCAAGAGGAAACAAGACTGCTGTTAAGAATATGATTCTGACTATTATGCGGCAAAACTTCTCTGGATTGATTGGTACTCTTGGAGAGGTTGGTACGCTAACGGCTTCCACTATGGCAACCGCTCAGTTCTATGCGACAAATGAGAATATGATGAATCGTCTAAAGTCACAGCTGAAAGGTAAACATAGTGGAGGTAATTCTATTAGCTATGATATAAAGATAGACAATGACGAATATTCGGCTATGATTTTAGACAATCTTAAGAATCAACTAAAGGCTTTGAATGGCAGGCAGTTTTCTCAAAGTGGAGATAAGATTACCTTGAAGTTTCCTCAGACACAAATCAAGGCAGATCAACAGATATGGTCAGACACTTTGGATGCTAACATTAATAATGTTACCGTCAAGACTACTACTAATGTTTACACCGCTCGCAATGGCTCTCAAAAAATCGGAAGTATTACTCTACAAAGTTCCACCCCCCTATTATCTTTGTTGTATAGAGAGTTGGGATTCTCTTCTCAGACCATTGTCGGCTTATTGCAGATTGCTTTAGCAAATGGTGATGGTAGCTCTGGCCCCGATTCTGCGTGGTACGATTTGCGGGAATACACTAAGAAGGCAATGCTGATTCCAGCTCTCACTGGCATGGACAGGGAGAACGGATTGGCAAATGGTTCTCTTACTACTATGATAAAGATAAACGATTATCTAATTCCTATGCCTCGTTTTATCAATTATATACAGGCCATGCTTTTGCGCAAGGCTGGGGTGTTAGGAGACCAATATAGTGGGTATATATCCTTAGAGGGATTCCCTACACGAGAGAAGTTTACCGATGTAAATAAGTGGAGACCTCCTGCAAAGAACAACTGGCTTGCTGCTATATCTCGTTCACGTAGCGCTGAGACAGGAGGGATGGGGATTCTTCAAGCAGCTAAGATTCGTATGCGATTAAGGAATCTTAACCTTTCTATGCTGATAAACTCTGCAATATAAGGCCTAGAGATAAAAGGAGATTAAATGTTTGATATTGAGTATGAAAAGAACAAGAAGCTTACTACCGAGCAGGTTGCAATGATTCTTGACCTAGCGGCTCAAGCCGCAAGCGATGGTGGTTTTGTCAGTTCTTATATTTTCTATCGTGCGGCCTATGTCTTTGCCGCACAAGTGCTTTATCCTGCAAAGAAAGATGCAATTGCTTCGACTATTGGAAATGGTTATGATATTCGTCTGGCTTTTGACCTTCTTGTCCAAGATGGAACATTAGAGGACATGCAGACTAAATACAAGACCGATTTAGAGGAACTAGATAAGAATGCTGAGATTTGGTGTCAGGAAGTAGCTGATTATCAGCAGTCTGCTCGTGGTATTCTTGATACTGTTAACACCCTCAGTGGCGATATTGTCAAATCAGCTGCTGAACAGCTACAGAAGGCTGCTAATGGTGATGTAAAAATCATTCAGGATTTTGCTGATAAATGGGGTTTTGACCGACCCACGCCTGGTGAGGACAATGCTATTGACCCGAAAGAGATTCAAGAATCTTTTAAGGTAATGCAAGGTAGTAAGCAGTAAAGCAACTAGGTCAAAAAACTATAAAACTATAGTCCCTACTTTCATTAATATGAGAGTAGGGACTTTTTTTTGTCTCTAAAAACAGCAAAAAAGGCGCTAAGTATAGTGCTTATTAGGATTGAAGGAGGATAGTGGAGAATGTCAAAGTTTAGTAATTCGATTGAATTTAATTTGCGTACAACGCTTGACGCAAGTGGGATTACTCAGCTTCAGGGTCAGCTTGCTTCTATCTCCACGCAACTTGACCAGATGGAGAGTAAGAAGCTAATCTCTCCAAAAGAAGTCTATGCGGCACAGAGAGATATTAAGCAGCTTGGTGATGCACTTTCCTCATC